GCCTGGGGGACGGTGATGATGATCTCTTCGCCAATCGTAGGACGGCGCATCTTGATGAAGTCGCCAACGGCGGACTTGTACTCAGAATCGTTAAACTCACAGCCTACGTTCACGTCCCACTCGTTTTCCACCATGTACACCAGGTCAGATCCTGCTTGCGTCACCCGCAGCACAACGGCGGGCATACCCCAAAGCTGCGTCTTCTCGATCACGCGGAAGCTCGTATCCTTGGCGTTCGTCGTAAGAACAACCTTCCCGGCGGCATTCAGTTCCGCGAACTGACCGTTTAGCAATTCGACGGCACCAAGGTGGTCTCCGTCGTATACGTGTCCATTTAATTTCTTGAAATACCCGGCCATTATTTTCACTCCTTTATTTACCAGTCCGGCGCAATATCCCGCCGAACGGCTCGTCAACCTTGATTTCCGCGACCATCTTCACGCCAGCCTGTTTCGGCGTCTCTTGCTTCCTGGTCCTCATTATTTTAGATACAAGCGCTTCATAGTCCACAGACTCAATTGCCGCCGCCACAGCCGCGTTTTCAAAATCAAGGTTATTTTCCTGCGCGAACTCACGCAATTCAGCGCGTTTCGCTTCCATCTTGGCGGATTTTTGCTCCGCCGTTATCCGTTCGTTTTCGGCACGCAGCCGCGCGATTTCTTCCTTTAGCTGCGCTACGACATCCGAGCCGCCCGTATCGCCCTGGGTTGAGCTTGCTTTTACTCCCGCACCCTCCGTTCCTTCCGTCGCCCCCTGGGCGTTGGACGCCCCATCCGCAACGGCGGAAACATCACCCTGAGGTGTAACACCCTCTGTAGGTGCCGCCTCCGTTCCGTCCTGATTTTTTACTTCTTCGTTGTTTTGTGAATTCATTGCTGCCTCCTTGCGTCTATATACAACCTCATAAAAATCGGTTATAACCAAACCAGTGTCTGTTACGATATAATCCATCTTGTACATGACAGCCGTAGAAACGTTGTACAAAATAGCGCAGTCAACGCATATTTTTTCAATGTTTATATCCCACCACGCGTCTCCGGTCAAAGATTTCACGGCTTCCCATACCCAGCGGTGCAGCACCTCAATGGACACTTCGCCAATGTACAAGTCCCGCGCGTTTGCGAACGCCTTCTCCATCACCGTTGCCTCATCAGTCTCGGCGACAAGCGCAAGCGCCTTTGCCTCCTGATACGCTGGCACGGTCACGACCGCCATGCCGATGAGCATGTTGGAATCCGATACGTCGATGATATCGACGCCATTTTGGGATTCAACTTTCCCGGCCAGAATTTCAAATGAGAACTTGAGGTTGTTCGCTTCATAAAGCTCCACAAGCGCCTCGCAAACTTCCTTGCGGCGTTTCGATATACGGGCCTCACCGATTAGGCTGATACCGTATTCATCCGCAACCTTCTCAAAGGAGTAAAAACTCCCTATCTGCTGCGTCAGAAACGTCCCGGTGTTTGGATTGTACATATGCCCAAGCCCGCCATAGTCCTTGCGCTCCATCTTGGAAATATCTGCCTGTAGCGGGGTGCATAGATACTTTTCAGCATTCTCCACGATTTCATCAATGAACGCTTCCGTCACGGCGTTATTGTTGAGATTGGGGCTGGTGCTGAACATCCGCATCCTGATGGACATATAGGATAGGTTTGATTGTAGTTCAGAGATTGAAATGACAGACGCTTGTATAAATTTCGTATCTGGCATTACATTACCCATTGCCTTTCCGCGCTTGTCTTTTGCGGTGTAGGAGGACATCACAAATCGATCCGCGCATTTATAACAAAGAAGGAGCGTAAGCTCCTCCTTGGTTAATCAATCCAACGGCTCACTGCCGTCTGGATGTGATGGTTTCGGCTGCCGGCCGGTTTCAGAGTTCCCCGGATCGGAATTCCGTTCATCGTCGTCCAGCCTTGGCCGCCCGCCCTCGTCGCCGCTCCCGGAATCTCCATCGTTGCCGTCATTGTTCTCTCTGATGGCCTCCGGCGGGGCAAGAATCTCGTCTATGTTATTTTTATTTTCCCGTTTCTTTCGTTCAACTTCCTGCTTCATATCATATCCGTGCGTTTGCAGCATGGTCTCCGTAGAAACGACACCCTGTTCCCACAGATCCCGGCAGGTCTTCTGAAACTTCTCACTTCCGGCCAAATCAACCGGGGGGAAGATGAACGCGGGAATGTTGTTGGCGGAGCTCTTCGGCAGGATCCCGTTGAGACGTACGTTGATTTTACTCATCATCTCGCAGAAATTGTCTTTTGCCTGCTCAATTCGTATTGCCGCCGATTGCATGCTGATCTGCGCGGAAGCAAAAGATGATCCAACGACAGCCATTCCGGCGACGATCGTTCCGCTGATGCCGCCTGCGGCCAATATCTCGTTGTTCACCATGGAATAGTTGTCGTTTTTAAAGAAGTCGTTCATATCCGGCTGAACGACTTCCGCACTGCACAGATCGTTTGTCGTCACGAGAGGCGCGGCGTTCTGAACGTTCATCGCCCTCGCGAACAGTTGCTCAAGCTGCCCAAGCATCGTGACATCCGGCAGGGAATCGTCGTGAATCCTTCCGTATTTCACATGAATAAACGAACACGCGCCAAGGCTCAGCTATGCGCCCTCGTACTGCTCAATCAGGTTTTTCTTTGCGAACGACTTGAGGCATGTCGCCACCATGGGGACGGCATACCGCATCCAATCTTCTTTCAAATCCTGAAGCACAAAGGTGTTTTCGGGATTAAGCTGAACCCATTCCGCATTCTTGCGAATGGCGTCCGCAACCTCCGGCGGGTATCCTGTCAGCCTCGTCTTCAAGTCCATGTCATTCACGAAATCTTTCAGCGCCGGCGTGCCGCTGATCTGACTTAAGTCGTCGCTGATAGAGCGGCAATTGAATTCCACGACAGGCTCTCCGTTCGCGGTAATGCCGGCAATGCGGCACAAATGGACAGGCATCGTAATGATGCTCCCGTCCTCCATAAGGTACACGTACACATTGCCGTACTTGTAGTATTGAAGGAAGATGCTTCGCATTATGTCCAGCAGATGAATCCGCGCATAATGCTCCAGGTACTTGTTCTTGACACGCTCGTTTACGCCGATGAGGCGATAATCGCCCGATAAACTAAACGGCGTGTACACATTCTTTATGATGCCGCGAAATATCGGGTCGGCGTCCACAAAATAATCGGCAAGCTGATACAACTGCACGATATTTTTCTGCTTGTCCCTTAATATTCCATCATAATTGTAAGATCCAAGGTTTCCATTGAACGTGATATTTTTGCTGGTAAAAGCAGACACGGCAAAGTCGTTTCTCTTTTCCGCGTCAATGTTTTCCGCGTCAATGGATACAGTATTCGGCGCGGCGGCTGATTGAGCGCCCTGCCAGCGTTTAAACCAATTGCTCCAGAAACCCAACCGTCACCACCTCCTTTTGGCTTGGATAGCGGTGAATATTCCAACACAAGCACCGGCATTGTTGTTGGCCAACGCAATCCTCTTTTTTCTCTCTTCTTCCAGTTCGGCAATGAACCTCACCGCCATGGCAAGGCTTGAGTACCTGTCTTTATGCTGTGTTGTTTTTGCCGTCTCATAAACATAAGTCCCGCTTCCGGTCATCTTGCTTACGATATTTCCCATTTCGACCTGCAAAGCGTCCGCCTCAATATAAATAGCCTTCTCCAGACTGCTGAGCGTCCTGTCTTTGCCTTTCCCTTTCTTAGATAGCAGCGTCAAAACGTTCTTCATTGAATCATCGTCGTCTTCATCCATTAGTTTTCCATTGAAGATCATCTTCGAACTGACGGGAAGCTGCAAGGATTTTTGTTCGAGCGCCACGCGAACGGCGCTGAACAATTGCTGGTTGACCACCAGATTGCCCTTCACGCTTCTCAATATTGGCTTGGCGTTCTGTATGATGTTTCTTTCATCATCCAGCACGAGCGGCGGATATTCCGCCCCGCTCTCAGGGTCAATCCATGGCTGGCTGAGAAATAACGGGAACGCGTCTCCAAGCCCACGGTGGTCAAACACGATCTTTATCGTGTTGGGGAACCGGACGAGTATCCTTCGCACCTCATCCGCGAGGGCATCCAGCCTTTTCCCGTGGAAAGACTGCATATACACCATTTTTTTCTGATAAGACCCGTCCTGCTTCTCCGCCAGCTTTATCACGCTTATCACGGCGTTATCGGCGGATTTCGCGCTGCTTGTCGCAAGGTCAACCCCCATGACATAGCTTGAAACGCCAGATTTGGGCGCGGCAGCCTCAACCGTCCGGAGCGTCCTGCACGATTCGGTAAGGTCATAGGGGAATGCGCTTCCGGCCTCGGCTCCGACAAAGATGCTGCCGTACTCCATTTGGAATTTGCTCTCCGGCATCTTCCGCCTCTCTTCTAGAAAATATTCAATATCCGTGATCCCGCATCTGGCGGCTGACGAGTAATCAAGAGCGCACCCAAACGTAGTCAGATCGCCCTTGGACATATCCTTTAGGGCCCCTATAAACAAATCATAAAAGTAATTTGACTTCAGGCACGCGGAGGTGATGCTGACAAGCTTTGAGGGGTAATCCTTGAATCCCCTTTGGATGCTGACGCCGCGCGTCGTGTTCCTTACGGGACTCACGATCGCGTTCAGGTCGTCGCTGCTGACCTCCGGGGCCTCGTCTACCACCACAATTTTCGCGCGATTCCCGCGCATGGTTCCAATGGAATAGGATTCTATCTTGGATCCATTCCTGAGCCTGCACTTCGCCTTGCTTTGCAAAAGCTGCACGGGCTTATACCCGTCCTGGCTTATCTCGCGCAAAATGTTCGGATTCTTAATCAACTCGTCTTCGACCTTCCTGAGCACCAGCGTCGCCTGTTCCGCTGTGCCAGATACGACGGCAATCAAACTTCCCGGATACAACACGCCCATGGCCAGGCAGCACAATGCGGTAAGCCATGTCTTGCCAAAACCACGGGACTTGACGACATAAAGGTTGTTGCAGTTTCCAAAACTTCTGGCCACCACCTTTTGTACGTCTTTAAGCTGCACGCCAAAATATTCTTCGATGAACACATCGAGATGTGACCGCCAGAACTATATTTGTTTCGCCCACACCTCAAGATTTCGAACGTCCTTGATTTCCGGCATAGATTAATCAGACACCCCCAACCCGACTGCGGCAATGGTATGCCGGAAATCGTCAATTATTAAATCGATATCATCTTTCTCGAATTCTACTTTGGTCGTCTGCAGCAATCCCGTGTTTTCAATCCTCGCGATAATCTCGCCCAGATTCCCAAGCCCGGTGGACTCCCCGGCCTTGCGGCTGGACTCCGCAAACTTCGCGCTCTTGCTCAGGGAATCAAATATATTGATGGCGTCCTTCAAATCTTGAGTGCTGCACTTCCGGCCATTGTGCAAGTCATTGCTTTTGATATTGACCGTCAACGACGCCAGGGCTATTTTCCTGGCGTAATCCTGCACGCTGATCGTATCCAGCGAAAAGTCATTTTGCAACTTTTCATAGTAATCACGAAGATACTGTATTTCGTTGTCCGTGAACTCGCCATGCCATTCCGGATAATACCTTTTTCTTCCAAAATCAAGGCGTTTCTTTTCGGTATCCTCATCGTCAGGCGGCACGGGATTATCGTCAGGAAGCCTGTATCCTTCGCCGTCTTCCTTGATGTTTTCAATGTAACGATAATATGCCGCAAGGTTCATGATGGCAAAGAAATTGATGACGACAGCCACCGCCCTGATCTCCTCTTTTGTTTTTTCAGGAGTCTTGGGGTTGAGGTACACGTTGTGCTTCGAAAGATAATATTTTGACTTGCCGACAGCGGTGTCATATAAATGATCGCTCCACTGCCGGTTGTTGTGCCAACAGTATTCCCGCAGCGTTTCCTTGTCCTTGCAATATTCCTGCGCACAGCTTTTACACCATGCGTCTGTGCATTGCTGCGCCATCCAGTCTCTGTTCTTGTAAAACGAACTCATAGGCTTCACTTCGTCACATTTCAAACAGAGTTTTGACGGTACCGCAGACTTCTTTGGCCTGCCCCTCTTTCCTTGCATCGAAAACCTCCTTACGGCGAACGTGGTATGATTAGAAATCCCAGCCCCTCAAATACTCATCAACCTCATCATCGTCGTACTCGTCGTCCTCATCATCGCCATGCGCCTCGTCGTCCTCATACACATCGTCAATATGCTCTTGCAGGGCGATATCCATCAACTCGGTACAGAATTCCCCCTGAGACGTGGTGCAGATCGCGCCATCGCCTTCGTGATTTACCGCAAGGATGTATCCGTCACACTCGTAGCCAAAAACATTCCCATCATCGTCCTTGGTCTTAATTCTAATCATTGTTTCTGTCCTCCATTATTTTTTTCGTCAAGCCGTATTGGATAGACGCATCTGCGCCCATAGCCTCTTTCAATGACCATCGTCAGCGCCCCAGGCTGGCCCTTCCATCCTTTGTTCATCGCGAAACTGTCTACCCCGCAAATGCTGGGAAGGCGTATCACGATAGAATCACCGCCCGGCGTATTGCCGCTTGGTAACTCTTGTTCCCTGTGCTTGTGCCCGCACACCATAAAATCAATCTTTGAACCGTATTGCAAAATAGCTTGCTGTGCCATAGCGCCAATGCGCTTCTCATCATCTCCGTGCGTCAGCAATACAGAATACCCGCACACGTCCAGCAGTTTACGCTTCTCGCTTTTCCCGTCAATATGAACCTGGTCGATGGACGACAAACGAGATTCAAGATACCAAGCCACAATCTTTTCGAGATTCTCATTCTCGAATTGCCCTCTTTTGCTGCCAAGGGGTCTTGTCTCACTATGGTTTCCGTCCACCATATACACATCGACCTCGGCATAGGCGGAAAGAGCGAAAATCCATTGTGACATGAATTCCGCATACCGCATGGCGCTTTCCACCGCGCCATAGCGTATTTTCACCAACTGGCTTGCCCGCAGCATCCCGTCAAGGCTGTCCCCAGCAATCAGCAGCGTAACCTGGTTCAGTTCCTCCCTGCTGAGGATAGCCACGATCTCTTTCAGCAGCCTCTCCATCCTGTCCTCAAAAATTTCAGGGTTATATTCATTGATAATCTCACCCATAAGGCCGTGGATAAGCCAATCCGCGCCATAATGCACATCAGCGATCCCGACAACAAGCCTCTTGTCGCCATGCCATATGAACCCCGTATCATTTTGAGATGCGACTTGAAGCGGCAGCGAAAAGTCTAACCTGCCCATCGATTTAGTGGCTTCAATCACCGATTCACGAAGCATTTCACTGCGCGCGTTGGCGCGGTAATCTTCGTTAATCTCCCTGCGCATGTCGCGCAGTTTTTGCTGTTCGATGTATTGCCTGCGGTCTTGTTCGTCTGGTGAAGATTCACAAGGGGGATTCGTTGATTCCGCTGGCCTCATACATGATTCATCCATCAGCATGTTCGCTTCCATAACCAACCTTACGCCCATCCCAGCCCGGCGGAGAGAATCCGGGTGCATGGAAAGGTTGAATTCCGAGACTATCTCCGCCCAGTCCATATCGCTTTCGCCATCAATCTTCTGGGCGATTATTTTTGCCTAGTCCCGCTTCACCTCATCGGTGAGTCCGTTCCATAATGTGTTGTTGCTCATAGACCCCATTGACAATCACCGCCCTTCATCCCATGCGTTCCTTAACGCCGGCTGATTCTATCATGCCGAATTCATTTCGCAGCGCCTCCATCAACACAAGCTGGCCTTTGCCTGTGATCAGTGTAGTGGAATAGTTCCTATCGCCACACACGGTATGGGCCGTATGTTCTTTCACGCTGAACAGCCCGCCGTATACGTGTCTCTGATATGGTTTATCGTCTTCCATCAGATAGCCATTATTGCGCAGCCAGTCAAACAGGCGATTTCTGCCGATATTAATACCGCTGTCGCATACAAGCTCAGCGAAGTCTCCAACATGTATGGAATCACTTGTGGTGGCGATGGAATACGCAAAATCCACATATGGTTTATCTTCTTCAACCTTTTCCGCCAACATCTCGTTTCGCTCATATTCCGCCTTAAGCGCCTGCAGAACTTGAATCATGGCATCTGGATCAGCAAGCATCTCTTCTACAATTTGTGGCATCGCGTATATACCATACTTGCAGATTGCGGGGATCACCTCATGCGTGATCCATCGCTTGAAAGCTTTGGCCTCTGGTTTTCTAGAGTCCAAAACGAGGGAGTATAGGCCAGTCTCGTTGATGATGATCATCTCCTGGTATCCTCCAGGGGTGTTGATTAAGGATGTTCCCTTTTCATCGTCATCTAATTGAAGCATTGCGTCGCGCAAATTCGCGATCTCCAGCGCCCGGCATACGTCTGCCGCGACAAACCATGGCTCGTTATCGCGCACCAACACGCGGACATTCCCAAATTCCTTATTCTCAAAACTTCTAAAATCCATTTCCTTGTTTTTCTCCATGCTGCTCCATTCGCCTAATCCTTTCATTTCGATTTTTCAAGTTGTTCCTGTGTTCGTTTGCGCAGCCCATTTACAACCGCGTCCCTGTAGATGTGGGGGAGCGGGATCGCCGTGAGCAAAGTTTCTCCTCTGAAAACGTACACGTTATTGGGCGTGAGACGGAAAAAAGAACCGACACGATTGCCTGTGGCGTAAAGATAATCACAATACCTCCTGAGCTTCCCTTTTGTTTCCTCGTAACGAAGACCGTTGTCAAACGCGTCCATCGCCTTCTGCGGCGCAACCTTCTTTGGCACGCCAACTCGCTTCCGGATGCGGAATTCAGAGTGTTGGGTAGTTTTCATATCACAGTTCCTTTGTCCTTGTTGTATTTGTGTGGTGGGGGCGGAGGGACTCGAACCCTCAAGATGGTATAGCGCTCTTAAAAACACTAATCTTAGACTGGGTTAGGGCCAGCCGCGTATGCCAATTCCACCACGCCCCCATGCTAAACGGCGGCTTCCTCTTGTTTTGTTATCTACGCCCCGATAGGGCACAGCGAGAAATCATAATACTTTGCATGACCCCAGGCAGGCACGACCACAATGATGGTATCCATATCATACAAAACCCCTTCCTTCGTTTGCCTTGGGGCGTACGATTCAACGGATGCGTGTATCTTGTAACTGCTGCCGAGATGGGTGAATACACATTCCGTGTCTACCGGACAATGATAAAACTCACAGCGGCAGCCCATGGAAGCTTTTATCGCCTCGATCTTCTGAAATCTAGTAGGCGGGAATGCCTTCTTCTTTTTTTTCATTTTGTACCGCTCATACAGATCCGCTATCCGATCCACTCTCTCAAGCATCAGGGCAAAACCCTCTGCCTCGTTGCTGGCCGTATGATGAACGGGGGGGCCGTCATCGTAAAACAGATCTTTAATATGCGCGGGGCAGGACGATGCAGGGATCTCGCGTTTACCGTTCATTTTTTCTTTGTAAGGAGTGACGACATCATCCGTTTCCCCGCTTAGTATAAAATCAGCACAGCAATTCAAGAAGGCTTCAACGCGAGCTTCCGCACTGCCATGTGCTTTTCCGCTTTCAAGTGGCCAATGATCGTTGCAGTAATCGCTGTACTGATCCAGCGCGTATCTTTGAATGATCTCGATCCTGTCTTGGTTTTTCCGTGCGAACAGTGTTCTTCTGGCATTCCCATCCGGAGGAAAGATTGTGTGTTTCAAAAAAGTTCCTCCCCATATAAATAACCTAAATGAACGGCAATTTTGTCAACCTCTAATGCTTTTCCCTCACATAACTCAGAAAAAGTTCCTCCCCTTATAAATAACTTAAATAAGTAGCGATTTTGTCAACCTCCCGTCGTCATTTTTTCTTTAATCAACAAAACTCCTATAACACTTCTCACATCCGGACGGATCAAACCAGGTATACTTCAAATATTCCTGCCCGCAGCAATCACAAGTCTCTTCGTTAGGCCGCACGGCTATTTTAACGCCGCAAGCCTTACACAAGCATTTCTTTTGTTCTTGGTTGTATTTCATGATCTTATTACAGTTAGGACATCTCACCCTTGCCGCCTTCTTTCTTGTAAGTTGCTTCCCATATCCGGATATCCCGCTTGACAATCTTATCCACCGCCTTCCGGAAGTGAACATTGACCGCCTGTTTCGTGCACTCCATCTCCTCCGCAATATCCAGTTCGCTATATCCGCACATAAGCCAAGCCACAACCTTTTGCTGTATCTCAGTAAGCCCGGCTGTTTCAATCAGCCTGTCCAAATCAATATAGGTACACAAGATGGGTTCTGAAAAAGGCGGGACGCCGTTTGAGATGAACGGATGATCATTTGTGGATTGTTTCAAGTAATACGTATCATCCAGCCTGCTGCGATAAGCAATCTACTTAGCTACGACACGATGTTCCGAGAGAGGAAGGTAATCCCATTCTCTCAAGCCACGGCCTTCATTTCTGGTTTCTAACTTTACTCTTGCCATGCACTAATACCCTCCTCGGGGACTTCTTCAGGAGGCATGGCGGGAACGACGGCGGTTTTAACCTTACCCTTCCTGCCTGCGGATTCCGATACTGATGATGATGCCTTAGCCGGTTCCTTTTCCGCCCTGTTCGCGTCCGTTTCCGCGAGCGCGGCATGAAGGGCTGTGTTCATTTCTCTAAGATCCTGAATCTCACATTCCTGATATTCTAAAAGTTCCGCTGCTCTATAAATATCTTTCCTGTAGTTGAACAAGAAATTTTTAATATTTTCCCGCCTAGTCTGCATACCGTTACCACTGACGGGCTCGTTCATGAATTTCTCGATTTCCCGAGTCGTCCTGTACATTTCCTTAAGCCTGTCAAGCGTAAATGCTATACTGCTCGTCATATCCAAAATCTCCTCACTCCGTTGTTTCGGCAGTCATTGACTGCTTAATAATTGAATCATTATATAGGTTGCTCGTCTTAATGCAGCAGGGCCCTCCACATATCCCACAGTAGTCATCTTCGATATAATCGTCGTCTTCATACCAAGGGGGCCTATTGTCGTCTTTGAGGTTTTTCTCTTTAAGCTTGTTCATCACTTTCCTGATGGCTGTCGTAGCGCAACCCCAGATTTTCTTTATAAAATTCCCCATTAGTCGTCATCCTCCTCATCGTCATCGTCCTCATCATAGTAATCGTCGTCATCCTCGTCATCGTCTCCATAGGGCACCTCCGCTGACATCAGACTGACTGCCCAGCATTTAAATTCCTCCCAGTCAAAATCTGTTGTGCCTGAACCGCGATATCCTCCGTTGCTTTCTTTGGCCACATTTTCTCCCATGCTTCTTTCTCCTCTCGTTCTTTTGCCAATCTCTTAGCTTCCGCCATCATCATTTCTCTTCTGGCTTTCCCAGCTCTTGCCGAATCCGCGATCTTCTTGGATCTCGCGGCCCTCGTCTTCTTGACTGTCTTCATCTCGCCTTTTGTCAGGTACTGAGCCAATATCTCAACTGGCAGCATCGATGCCAGGGAATTGTAGTACGTCTTATCGAAGTCGCCATAGAGCGCGGTGAAATTGATGGGGATTGCCGTCTTTAAAATCCCGGCTGGCGTCGGCCCCGATGTAGGGCCTGTGTCAACAAGAATATCATCGGATATATCCGTTCGCTGCGTCATATGATCACGCAGCTTATCCTCGCAGACGACATACGTATTTGCCGCACCGACGAAAGCGCCGTCTACATGCTTTATTGGGTTATGCTTTATCTTGATGAAACCCTCGTCCTCCAGGCTTTGCATGCTTTGAACCGCCGTGCATCGCCCTACACCCGTTATGGCACACAGCCGATCGTACGTCATCGTACATCTGCCGTATACAAGGCAGTTATACATAAGAACCAACATCAGCTTTCTCATGCTCTTGGTAGAGGGCAGAAGCGTATACAGAGCTTCTCTGGCCGTGATTGAGTTTCGCCTGGGCGCTTTAGTATCAAAGACTTCGAATTTTTCTCCGTATGCCCAGTTTACAATACGGTTAATGTCTTTAAGAACCTCTTCCTCAGTGGACTTAATCAAGTCATGATCTTGGTCATGATACCATTGCTTCAAAACTGCTGTACAAACATCCCGCTCAGCGCCTTCTCTTCTCTGTGTTGCGGCTATGAATACCATCAAATGATTTCTGGTACCTTCGTTGATGATGATTGGAAGTTTTCCACAATCAACCTCTTCACATATCATCCTGTCCTCAGAATTTATAGATTGCTCAACGTTATTGCGGCAATGAATTTGTGGTTTCAAATTTAGCTTAAGCTCATCTACCGCATCGTACATGCTTCTAAAATCAATCTTCTGAATAGAGCGAAGATACATGATGTCCTCAATCGGTTCGAACGTTACCCTATCCACGAACCAACAAATGTTGCCCGTCTTGTGATGAATAGAAAGAGGCAATTTGATACACTGATTATGCGTGGGACGGAATTCCACCTTACTCCTGTCGAGGTCATTCTCTTGAGTTACCCACTCGTAAAGAGTCCTAAGCTTTTCCGTATATACTAGCTCCTCAAAGAAAATTTCCACATGGTATCCCTTCCCTCCGCTCAAGGAAACGTAAATCCTATCATCCGGAATTCCGAACCTTACCAAAGAAGCAATGATCTTTCGAACCGCATCCTGATCATCCTCGTCCACGTCAAAGCACATGAACTTGCTGGATTGTGGCCCAGCAAAAATTGCTACAGCAAACTTCCTGCATATGTGGGCATAAATCTCTCTATTAGATAACGTTCTGTCACTTTTGCTGCCATCTTGATTTTGTTTCCTGTGGGTAAAGACTGATCCATTCACGCACAAGTTATACTTCTTTCGATAAGATACGTATAGTTCTCTCAGTAACGTCGCTGCCTCACCACGTTCGCTCAATTTCGTCCGTTCATCCTGGAATTCCTTGATATCACTAGCATCCAAGTCGATTTCCGATCCCACTAAAATCCCAACTCCTTTACTCAATAATACATAGAAGAAACTCTCCTCAGAAAATACAAAGGACCATTAAATCAAAAGACTCTGAATCAATGTTCATGTATATATGAGAAGACATACTCCGTGGTTCCCTGATCCTCGCTGGAGAAGTTAAGCTACCGCATGTGAATAGCGCAGGCACTCATTCTCCATTGCTCTCTGTAAGTACCGGGCCTTCTTTCGAATCATGGTAAGCTCTTACCCCGTGTGTAGGGCATTGAGTTCTTATGCTCGCGGGTCTAGATCCTTAAAATACCCTACACTATTAATACCGTGCCAAAAAGTCAAAAAGGCACCCTGGGTGTGAAAATTTAATATTTGCTCAAGCTACCCAGAAGCTTTATGTTATATAAATATAATTATTTAGTCATTCTTCGCTTGGTTTTCAATAATATCAATGAGAAAAGAAAACGTAATCGTTAAATTTAGAGGCGGGATCCTGATAGATTGGCCATGAGCCGATTAAATAGCATCAGGGAGTGTGGCGCTTATCTAAAATGCTTAATTGAAAGTGGCTTCATAGTAGGGGGATATAAGCCCCTTATAACAGTCTGCCAGTTGGTGTCTTGATAAAAAATCATTATATTAAGTTAATTAATATTAAATATGCTGGGCAATCTAAATGCTAAAAGTATGGCGGGATTG